GCAGCAATCAAAACTGATGGAACTCTTTGGACTTGGGGTGCTGGAACTTCTGGACAACTTGGAAACAATGATGATACAACGGATAGAAGTACTCCAGTCACCACTTTTCTAGGAGGAACTACTTGGAAACAAGTAAGTTGTGGAAATCTTCATACCGCAGCAATCAAAACTGATGGAACTCTTTGGACTTGGGGTTCTGGAATTTTTGTACAACTTGGTATCAATTCTGCAACGAATAGAAGTACTCCAGTCACCACTTTTGCAGGAGGAACTAATTGGAAACAAGTAAGTGGTGGAACTAATTTTACCGCAGCAATCAAAACCGATGGAACTCTTTGGACTTGGGGGTATGGATTTTCTGGACAACTTGGTATCAATTCTGCAACGACTAAAAGTACTCCAGTCACTACATTTTTAGGAGGAACTAATTGGAAACAAGTAAGTGCTGGAGGTAACCATACAGCAGCAATCAAAACTGATGGAACTCTTTGGACTTGGGGTTTTGGAGCTTTTGGACAACTTGGAAACAATGATAGTACAACCAACAGAAGTACTCCAGTCACTACTTTTATAGGAGGAACTACTTGGAAACAAGTCGGTACTGGAAATGTTCATACCGCAGCAATCAAAACAGATGGAACTCTTTGGACTTGGGGGCAAGGAACTTATGGACAACTTGGAAACAATGATGATACAACGGATAGAAGTACTCCAGTCACCACTTTTATAGGAGGAACTAATTGGAAACAAGTCAGTGGTGGATATACTCATACCGCAGCAATCAAAACTGATGGAACTCTTTGGATTTGGGGGAATGGAAATACTCTACAACTTGGAACCAATGATACAACTCTCAGGAGTACTCCAGTCACTACATTTGCAGGAGGAACGAATTGGAAACAAGTAAGTTGTGGAAAGGAACATACAGCAGCACTTATATCTACAGAATTCTAATACTAAATAGTTGAAATCTATATTATAAAATTTATGAACCCTCTTGAGTTGGTCACAAAAACTTTATATGCTTTTAATGAGAAAGACCTGACCTCACAAGTTCTCCAAGCATTTGGTAAAAGAGCAGAAACATTTCAACAATATGATGATGTCGCCAAGATTTTCTTTGAGTTGAAAGATTTTACGAATGCTATTTCTTATGGTGAAAGGGCACTCAAAAACACAAGAACCAAAGAAGAAAAATATACAACAACAAAAAATCTGATTAATGCCTACAATCAAAACAACTATCCAGATAAGGCACTCACACAAATCTCAAAAATTAAATCACAAAACTGCCAAGATATTGAATTACTTCTTGAGGAAACTTTTTCATATTCTGCTCTAAATCAAAAAGAAAAATCGGAAAAATTGCTCTTCAATCTTTTACAAAAGAAACTTCCAGAAGAAATAGAAAGAAAGGCATATCATAATATTTCTGGACATTATTTTCGTAAAGACGATTTACATACTGGACTTCAACATTTTCTTAAAGCGGGAGAAGTAGAAGCATATAAAAATATAGAACTTCCACTATTTCCAAAATGGGATGGAACAATCACACCAGGGCAAACTATTGTAATTGATAGTCAATGTGGTGCAGGGGATGAAATAATTCACGTAAGATTTATGAAGCATGTCAAAGAACTTGGAATGAATCCAATCTGGACAACAACAAGAAAAGATATTCAAGAAATCTTTAATCATAATGGATTTCATACTGAATTAATTTGGGATAATCCAGAGTTTCCTAAAGATTCTCAATGGGTTTATGCACTTGCTTTGCCTTATTATCTTAATCTTAATGTAAAAGATTTGGGACAAACTTCATATCTTTCACCTCTTCCAAAAAAAGAAAAAGAATATTCTTATATTCAAGAAGATGAGAACTATAAGATTGGAGTTTTTTGGAATTCTGGTTCTGGATTTGAGCAAGCACATTTTCGTTCTATTGATTCTTCGGCACTTTTTCATACACTTTCAAAAACTGAAGCATCATTATATTCCCTTCAATTGCCAGACCAACAACCTCCAAAAGATTATGATGTAAAGACATTTAATATTCCGAATCGTAATTTTACAGACACATTTTCTATTGTGTCTCAAATGGATTTGGTGATTACTTCTTGTACCTCTATTGCTCATATTGCAGCGTCAATGGGAAAAGAAGTATGTGTTTTTATTCCAATTATGGAGTATTATGTATGGACAAGTTCAACTGGAAAATCTTGGTGGTATGGTGATAATGTTCATCTGTTTAGACAAAAGAAACCTAGAAATTGGGAAGCACCTTTGAAAGAATTGGAGAACTTTTTAAATGATAGAAAAGTATGATTTATCTTTTTTAAATCTTAACAGCATTAGAAATACTCTTTTACAAATAAATACCGCAACTCATGGTCTTGTGTCTAAAGGTAGTTCCACTTATAATTATGGAATGCCAACTCTACAGTACTCTGAATTTTTTGGTCTAAATAAAATTATTCAGCGGTATGTTGAATTATATTCTCAAAAGTATAAAATTCCAAAACTTAAAATAATTAATAGTTGGTTTAATATTTCGGAATCAGGAAGTAAACTTGAACCACATAATCACGGTGAAAGTATTATCAGTGGAGCATTTTATATTTCTGGAAGTATTCCATTAATTTTCCCAGAAGAAGAAGTAAAACCATATCCTGGATTATTAACTATTTTTTCAAGTGAATTGGTACATTATACTAAAAAAGAATTAGAGAAAAGAATCGTGATTAGTTTTAATACAGATTATCTATGAAATTTTTATTTTTAGTTGGTTCGGCACTCAAACATTTTCAAGAAGATAAGTTTAGTGCTTATGATGAACAACAAAGATTTGAACAAACTTTAGAAACGATTGAGTGCATTCGTAAGAAAGTTCCAAATTCTTATGTAGTTTTATTTGAGTGTTCATCTAAATCAATTGATGAAAACCAAAAAGATATACTCAAAGAAAAAACAGATTTGTTTTTGGAGTTCCATAATGAACCAGTTATACAGGCAATTTATGAAAATCTTGAATCAAGACCAGAGTTAATTACTTATGGGAAATCCTTATTAGAGACAAGAGGATTATTGAATACTCTTTATGTAATCAAAAACCAGAATTTGTTCAGTGATAGTCAAAGAATCTTTAAGATGACTGGAAGATATTTACTCAATGATGATTTTGACATTAAAGATTATCAAAGTAAGTTTTTAGAAAGTAAATATATTATAAAAAAATATGAGTATCTTTCACAAGAAATGGAAAATTATGATGAGAAAGAACTTGAAAATGTTTATGCTTATCTTTATGGGGCAACAGGTATGATGGTGACTGGATTATGGTCTTTTGATAGAATGTTATTTACCGAAACTGTAAAAGCACTTGAGAAGGCATTTGTTTATATGGAAAGAATGATTCAATTTACTGCCGGAACTGATGTGGAGCATTCATTGTATCGTTTTATCAATAAGAAGAATGTTATTAATATTCCCAATCTTGGACTTACGATGGTGAAAGGAATGTCTGGTGAAAATGGTGGAGTGTATTACGGATGAAAATAGCAATCTTTTATCATATCGGTCAGATGGGAATGGGTGCTTTTATCTATCAACAACAGGTTCATAGATTGTATGCTTCAGGTCTAATAAAAGCAGCGGATTATATTCACTTTGGAGTGAATGGTGATAATGAGTTGTTTAATGTCCCAGAAAAAGCAAAAGTTGTTTATAATCAAAATTGGAAAGAAGAAACAGAAACCCTAATATCCTTAAGAGATTTTGCATCTAAAAATCCAGATTATAAGATTTTATATTTTCATACCAAAGGAGTTTCTAAAGGAACTCTTGCGACAAATGCTTGGAGATTGATGATGGAATATTTTGTAGTCGATAAGTGGAAAGAATGTGTGAGTATGTTAGATGAGTATGATTGTGTTGGGTCAAATCTTAGTCCAGTTGGTGAAACCTTGTGGTCTGATGGGAGTACCTCAAAACCACTGGAAGGAACTTATAATTATACAGGAACCTTTTGGTGGACGAATGCGAAACATATACAAACCTTAAATGATAATTTTTTGTATAGTAATTACAGGGTGGATAGAGAACTATGGATAGGAAGCAATCCCAACTCAAATCCAGGAACACTATATCAACCACGCGAATGTGATCTGTATATAGATTTATATGGTGAGGAGAATTATGTTTCGTGAATGTGGAGAATGCACTGCCTGTTGTTCTTGGTTAGTAGGAAATTCTTTTGGTTGGGAATTCGGTGCAGGACAATCTTGTAAATTTTTAGAGTGTAATGGATGTGGAATTCATAAAGCAAGACCAGAATCCTGTAAAGAATATCAATGTGCTTGGAGTCAGCATTTACTTCCAGAAGAAATGAGACCAGATAAATGTAATGTCTTAATTTCTGTGGAGCAAAATGAAAATGGTCAATTTTTAAAAGCATTAAGAATAAATAATAAAGAGATAACTGATGAAGTTAAAAGATATCTTCAAGTATGGAGTGAAAAAATGAACACTCCTGTAATCTTTATTAATTAAAAGCATTACCACGAGATTAAAATGCCTACCTTTTACAACTTTATAGAAAACGGAGTTTCTTATAGTTTTAATGATATTTTTGTTCCTGCGGATATATTTCGTGAGGGTAATCTTTGGACTTGGGGAACTGGAGCTAATGGGCGACTTGGAGTCAATGATACAACTGATATAAGTACTCCAATCACTACTTCTGCAGGAGGAGCAAATTGGAAACAAGTCGGTACTGGAAATGTTCATACCGCAGCAATCAAAACAGATGGAACTCTTTGGACTTGGGGTGCAGGCAGCGCGGGGCAACTTGGAAACTTTGCTACAACTCAAAGAAATACTCCAGTCAGAACTTTTGCAGGAGGAACTAATTGGAAACAAGTAAGTTGTGGAAGTGATTGTATGGTAGCAATCAAAACAGATGGAACTCTTTGGATTTGGGGGAATGGAAATACTCTACAACTTGGAGTCAATGATACAGTTGATAGAAATACTCCAGTCACCACTTTTGCAGGAGGAACTAATTGGAAACAAGTCAGTAGTGGAACTAATTTTACCGCAGCAATCAAAACCGATGGAACTCTTTGGACTTGGGGTTTTGGAACTAATGGGCGACTTGGAGTCAATGATGCAAATAATAGAAGTACTCCAGTCACTACTTTTATAGGAGGAACGACTTGGAAACAAGTAAGTTGTGGAAATCTTCATACCGCAGCAATCAAAACTGATGGAACTCTTTGGACTTGGGGTGCTGGAACTTCTGGACAACTTGGAAACAATGATGATACAACGGATAGAAGTACTCCAGTCACCACTTTTCTAGGAGGAACTACT